ACCGTCGCTTTGTGATTCCGACTACCTCTATCAGGTAGGCGGTTCCCTAGAGTAAGAACCGGATAGCCGATGGCTATACCACTTGATCTATCGTGGTATGTCACCAAGCTTGGTTCTTGCTTTGCGGGTGCAAACGTGCGGGCCACAGGTGTGGACGCGCCGTCATTTATGGTAATGTCAGCTATTGCTGCCATGATTTACATCTCCTTAAAGGAATAAAATTGAGTTCCGCCAGTAGCAGTATTGCTACTTAAAAACGTTACTCAACAAGGCCAATGCCGTGATAGTCTTATTAACCCCCAAAGCTTCCTTAAGTCCTTTTGAGACTGTAGGGAGCGAAGGGTACGGAGGATAAGTAATCAATGGTTCCCGCTCTAAGTAGAAACTTTTACTTCGAACAGATTGACCACCGGATACTTTGTCCCACGTCCAAGTAGACCAGTTGAAATTCTCGATTTGAGTAATTCCAGCTTGAAACTTGTCGGTTGTTTTCAGCGTCAGTGTGCCATCAACAAAGTTGAGGCCCATAGTCGCGTCAAGACTATTAAGGACGTCACCAACTGGTACAAACCAGTCGACGACAAAGCTAAAGGGGAGTAGCTCCCAAGCAAAGATGGCAGGGTTTGTAAGACCCAGACCAGCTGCGGTTCGGAGTGAAGGATTGCTGATACGCGAGTAAATCACGTACCGAGCAGAGACCTTCCGCTCACCAGAAGCAAAGCCCTTAAGGCTAGAGGATGAAACGAATTTATATGGCGAACGAGACGAACCCGTTCCTAGAGTACGAACATCGGACGATGAGTTATCACTCATCATACGAGCCATACTTTCGGAGGCGTTGTAAGTATCGTTCAGCAGAGGTTTCCAGCCATACTTGATTTCTAACCAAGTGGAAGCTGCAAACTCTCTCCCGGCGCGCGTAACATTGCCGGTCCTTATAGCTTGCTTACGAGTCGAATTACTCCGACGAATAAGTGAGCGATAATGCGGACCGCTTCCAGCTCCAAGAGCTTGAAAGGCACTAGGTATATCAAAACGTTTCAGATGCCGCATAGTGGTAGCTAGTCGAGTTGCGGTGGCACCAACCATTGTAAGTGCTTTGGGCAATTCTGCACCAGAGACTGCAAGGTTGAATTCACCTTCCTTGATGTTAGCATACACACCTTCTGTTGCCTTAGCAATTGCTTCGGCTTTCATCTCCTCGACATTCCCGTAGCAGACGGTTCTTCCAGAACCACCTACTCCGGTAAATGAAGCTGTCTGACCCGATTTATTAAGCGGGCCTTTGGTTTCATTACGAGTTGATGACAGTACGGCATACGGATTAGTAGGCAGTACTTCCCCACGCGCTATTTTTCCACGATAGTCAGGCGTCGAAGCCCGATATTTTGCAAGAACACGAGTGTATGTTTTAAATGCACCGGTGTCTGCTGTATCAGTTTCTTCGACGTTGACGATTTCGGTTAGGATTCTAGACATGGTGAAGCTCCTACTAGCTCGCTACCCTTAGGGATCACGAACGTTACGAGGGATGATTTACGACGAACCCGTATAGCCTTTAGACCTGCGATGTGATACCCGAACACCAGCCGTTTTGAAGTAGTAACCAAAACAGATGGTATCTGGTACACAGCGTCGATCCAAGACCGGTACTGGTTAGAAGTATCACCTTCGTTATAGTGCAGTATTCCGGCACTACTAGAAGTTAGAATAACAGTCTGAAAGCACAATGGCCCATCAGAAAGTTTCGCTGAACACCAAACCCCAGCTCGTGAGAGCGAAAGGTTTATTAAAGTGTTTGACGTTTCTAACAGATTGGCGTTGTAATCTTTCATAAGTTATTTCTCCTGGTAATGTGCGAAATTGCACTAGCTAGACCCAATCCTCAGAAATGAG